GTTTCCCAGTCACGATCCGATTGAATTTCATCAGCGTATAAAACCTTGTTGCTTGCCGGAAGATCCCCCCTCGTTGTGGCAATAGGTCCATCCCAGTCAGAAGCCATCACACTCGACACCACCGTGTCATCTGTTCTTTTAAAATGATGTTGAAAATCTCCAACTTCAGGGGAAGTTATTAAAATCTCCCTGCGGTTAGGTTGATTTGTGAAACCATCATAAGTAGGATAGTCAGTTGATATTTTATCAGTCAAAGCATATTTATCCATCTGCTCTAAGCCAGCACCTTCAAGAGAAACAAGCCCTTGTTCTTCTAAATACTGTCTTGTTTGTATTTCAGCTTCTGCTAAATTATCTTCACTAACAACGGCTTCCCCATCTGAATCCTTTACTACTTTATCCGCATCCAGCCCATCACCTCTTCTTAACTGCCACGGCATATATTCGCCACCTCGGAACAAAGTAAATGGTTCATCATCGTCTATCCTTACACGCACTCGCTGGTATACCTGCTCAGGATCGCTATAATGTTCTTTAGCTATCTCGTAAACAATGGAATCAATTTTATCTTCAAAATTTCGGGTATTTCCATCGACATCAATAAATTCTGTTTTGTTTTCATCAAAAGCCTTTAAAATTGCTGCCTTGTTAAAGGCTGCCTCTCGATCCAATTTCGGGCTTAGTGAATATCCTCCTGAAAGATCTCTTTCTAATTCCCGTCGAACAAGATCTCTTCGTTCTGTTTTAATATCCTCTTCAAAATAATCTTTATCACCAACAAGCAAATCATCAAAATCTATCTTCTCAGTTTCATTGAAAAAACGGTCTCCGCTGGGGTTAAGCTGAAATGCTGATGCTTTGTTTTCAACAACGTCAACCGTAAATCGCTTGTCATTAAGATGCTGTACAAAGTCTTCTTTAGTAAATTTAGAATCTAAATTCAGACCCATTGCCTTTATTTCATTATTAAAAGACTTTTCCGGGAAACCTTGTTTTTTAGCCATCGTCCTCATCTCATCAACAAACTCTTGCCCGGTTCCCTTACCACGTTTAATTAACGGGATCGTTTCCTGCACAACGCTGTAAAAACCCTCGGGGTCAACGGTTCTGGAAGAAGTTGTAACTTTTGTTGTCGTAGTTGGACCTTCTGGTACTATGTTAAGTCGTGATTGAAACATGTCAGGGATCAGACGTTCTGCTGCAAGAAGCCCTTCTTGTGAAAGATACTTCCCGGCCTGCGGTCCGAATTTAGAAAGAACTTTAGCTCCTTTAACGGCTGCCGCTCCAGACACCGGACTAAGAAATTCTCCAACCTGAAAAGGAACTCCTTCCGTTTCTTCCCGAGTCAGCAACCCTTTTTCGATACCAAATTCTTTAACATCCTCCGTAGTCGGCAACTGCCGTAAGGTCTGTACAGGTGCCCGTAAAAAAGTAGGCATGTATGGAATATAATCGGCAACTCCTTCGGACATAGAACCAACGTCTCCGAGCAAGCCTAAAGTTCCAGCTACCGCGCCTTTTTCGGCCTCAATATAAGTTCGCGGATCTTTAAAAGTTTCCGGGATATCCGCAGTAGCCTGATCGGCCATGACAACGCTTGGGTCGGGATATTCAACCACCCGTCGAAACATGTTTTTAGCGCGATCCGCTAAAGATGCAATACCGGATTTAGGTTGCTCTGCCATAATCAATAATTTTGATTGTATTGTATGGAATAACGACCTTGCTCATCACGAGGAAAGTATAGTTGGGGTTGACCTTCTTCAACACGGCGGTCTAACTTTTTACGACCCTTTAATCTTTCTATTTGCTCAAATATCTTTTCATCCACCATATTAATAATCTCACGATTCGTAGCGTCAATTCCCGCTTTCTTAAAAAGCATACGCCCTACGGCATTGTTCCGAATGTCCATATCAAAATCTCTCTTTTTATCTTCGGGAGTGCCTATTGTCCCCATCTTAAAAAGATCTAAACCCTCTCTCAAATACCCCAAAACCTTTGAAGAAGTTTCTCCAACCTGTTTATTCGCTAACGCACTACCCATCATATGCTTTCTAGCATCTAAAACTTCTTCAAAATTCGGCAAATAATCGAACCCTTCAGGAGGGGTTCCCGGAGGTATAATGTCAAACTTAAATCGGTTACTTTCTACTGTAGGGTAATCAAATCTGTTTACCAACTTTTCCATAAAAGTTGGTTGATCGCCATAAATCGCTCTACCCGTGGGAGACGGCAATGCAGAAAACCTTATCGTGTCTTCAAAATCTGAAGAAAAAATACTGCCTATTCCGGTATTAAGAGCCTCGTCTTCGTTCATGTTACCCTTGTTTTCTTCTTTTTAACTTTATTTTTCTTCTTGTTTATTTTGGCCCCGGCAATAATGTCTGCTCGTGTAATTTTGTCCCGTGGTTCGGCAAGCGCAGCTAACTTCTTTTGTTTCTTCGTATACTGATTTTTAGGCATACTTTCTCCTTTTAGCTAACTATCTCTACGGGGGACTGAGTTTCAATCCAGACCCGCGCCCCGCAACTTAACGGCTTATCTGGAGAATATACCACTTTACTGTCACCTTTGATACTCACTTCGTGAGCATATTGATTCGATTTATACGTCTTTACCGTCAAAACAGGCTTTCGATCCCCTGTTTTTAAATTTTTTTTAATAACGTGCTGGTTTACATGAACAATCGTCTTCATAAATTACCCATAATACTGTGCAGGTTGGTAACTGGGCTGCGAATCGTCCCAATCGTCTGACGGCAACTGCACAAAATTTCCCTGACGATACCGCATCAAAGCCTGCGTCGTGCTATCCACAAGGTCGTCATACTCCCCATTCGGAAAAGCCGCACATTCTTCAATCAATTCGTCCGCCCATTTCTGATCCGGTGCCCAAATCATCCCGCTTTCAAACAACGGGGAAACACTATGCACCCTCGATAACTTATCCGTACCCCGACTCGGGGTAAAATTTACCACCGGAATCCCCATGTTCCGTAGTTCGTGGGTCAAGGGCATTCCACTGGCTTTTGCCTCAATAATCACGGTCTCCGGCTCCCAAAATTTGTACGAATCCAACGCAATTTGCTTTAATTCAGGAAAATCCCACCGTCCTTTTTTAGAATCTAACAAAATTAGCCCCGCCTGCCCCGCTTCATTCGGACGAAACACTCCCCATGTGGTAATCGCTGAATAATCTGCCGTCTCCCGCTTACTAAACGCCGTATCATAACTCTGAATAACGTACTCCAAAGAAGGAATACTGGTTTTTTCCCAACGCTTCCACCACTCGCGCTTTAAAATCGAACTCTCTTCCCCCGTCGGATGCTGTTGATACTGAGCGTTCCACTTGCTCGGCGGAATCGAAGCCTTAACCGTCTCCAAATCCTCCAAAGGCCAATATTCAGGCCAACACGCCTTGCCCGAAGGCATAATGGCAGGTAACTCCACCACTTCCCACTGGTCCGCCGTGCCATCCTTGGCTTGAGCACGAATTAACTGTCCCGTCATATCCTTCTCCGACCAACGAGTCATCACCAAAATAATCGCACCGCCGGGCTGCAATCGCTGCCGAGGACCACCCGTGTACCAATCCCACGCATCGTCAAAACCGTTATTGCTCATCGCCGTTTGTTCTGAATGCGGATCGTCAATAATAATTAAATCACCACCACGTCCCGCTAAGTTCGACCCCACACCCACAGCATAATACATCCCACCACGGTCCGTGTCCCACCGCCCCGATGCTTTGGAATCCGCCGCCAACCGGGTGCTAAAAATCTCCTGATAATCCTCGCGCTCAATCAAATTCTTCGTCTTGCGACCAAAATTTACCGCAAGCTCCGTGGTGTGCGTCGCCTGAATAATCTTCATATTAGGATTCTTACCAATCATCCACGCCGGAAACAAAAAACTAGCAAACTCCGACTTGGTATGACGTGGCGGCATATTAATAATCAACCGCCGTAACTCTCCACTAGCAATGCGCTCGAGCTTATCCGCAATAATCCGGTGATGCTTGCCCACAATAAACTCAGGCCACATCGACTTCACAAACGACAAAAAACCCCGCTGACACTTCTCCACCCGCTCAAGCTGCGCTAACCGCAGTTCAAGCTTCATGCGCCTCTCACTAACCGTCGTTGCGTCCATGCCCTATATTGCGTCCATACCTTATATTATCGTATATCATACGTCTAAATTTTTAAAATTTTTTTGGGGGGCTAATCTCTTCAAACAGTTTCTCCCAATCTATCGGACCTTCTAAAAGACATCTTGGCCCTGTCTGCAAACCATCCATAGCAACACTTACCGCCGAATCCCCACCATAAAGATACAACCGATAGTCCCTCTGACTCGGACGTTGTTGCTTGACCAACAACCAAACCTTCCCCGACTTGTGCGTACTTAAAAAACTTACCTGATGCGGACGCAAAGATACCGCATTCCCATCCGTAAACTTTAACTCAACTAAATGAAAACAACCCGCTTCATCTAACAACAATACATCAGGAACTCCCGGCGTGGCCCACGTCTCTAACCGAGTCAGCTTCCAATTCCTCAACTTCCTCGACTGCTCCCGAAACTGTCTCCACAACCCGTTCTCCTTCGAGGACTTCGGGGAGTTTATCTTGCTCTTTACCATCTCCTTGTACCGAAGCTCCCGCTTCTTCTCCTCCTTCAGTAGGCGTGATATCGATAGCATAACTGTTCTTTATCTCCTCTAACGCACGTTGAACTTCTTCCTTACTCATCGAATCTATCGTCCCATGACGAATCTCACTCTTATTAATATAAATATCCCCCGCCGCTTGACCACGACGATACTCCGCCATCACCGCCGCTGAATACGCACCATCCTCCAACGCCCGATCACGAATTAACTGCATATCGCGTAAATGACGGTCATAACGGATCGCGTACCGACTGTCTACTTCCTTCTTAAAACGCTGATACTCCGCTGCTACATGAGGCGTGATCTCTGGATTCAACAACTCATACGCCATCGCATGGGCCGATTTCGGAGAATAACCCGCATTGATCGCCGCATCACGCAACGTGATCTGACCATCCTTCGTTACTAACTCCCGAATAAACAACTCCTGCTTTCGCGTTAGCTTCTTCGCGGCTCGGGGCTTACGATTCCTTTTCAACGGCACCTTGTCCTTGGTGGAGACAGGAACTACATATCGACTTTGTAACGGCATACACGGCTCACGGTGAGGTTTAAATGGTACATAAAATACAATAAAAGAACTCGCGTGTCAAAAGTAAGAGTTTATCGGACAGCTAATATATGGCCTTATTCGTTTTTTCACAGGAATATTTGCGAGAAACATGCAACTATACGCGTCTCCCACGCTAGGCGTGTCGCGTGGAGGTTTTGGCGTGGATTCTGTTTAAAAACAACGGTTTAGCCTCTATTGCTCCTGAGTCCCTTCAACTACCGTTCCGAAGGCCACCGTTCCACCGTTCCATCGTTCCACGTTCCACCGTTCCGAAGGCCACCGTTCCACCGTTCCATCGTTCCACGTTCCACCGTTCCATCGTTCCATCGTTCCACGTTCCACCGTTCCATCGTTCCATCGTTCCAGCGTTCCAGCGTTCCAGCGTTCCAGCGTTCCACGG